AGATGGCGCTGCGAACCTTCTGCTTGCTGACTTTGAGGATGGGGACCCAGCAGGGCTCGTTGAAGAGCGGCGCATCGTGAAGGAAGACGCGATCGCAGAGGGTTGCGATTCCATTTTGGAGTTCACAGGTGGTCCCGAGGGTTCGAGCAGGAGCCTCTGGGGCGGCCACTCCATAGGGGATCCGAACGCCATCACGAACGTACGCGTCCTTGGGACCCGGGCGCACGACGAGAATCGCACAGTAGACGTCGATGCCTGGAAAGACCTTCTCTGACCCGTAGTCATGAATCTCTGCAATCAACCGTTCGTGGATCAGCCACTCGCGAAACTGGACTGCGGACTTGTTGTAGAGCCAGGTGGACGGCGTAATGGCAACCAGCGTCCCATCCTCTGTCAGCAGACCGATACACTTGACGAGAAAGGCGATGTAGAGATCGACATTCCCGGTCCGAAGAACTTCCGACGTCGCTCGAACGGCTGCCCGTTGCGACGCTGGCATGCTCTGAAACCGAAGGTAGGGTGGATTCATGAGAATCGCATCATACCGCTGTGGAAGATCGTGCGTCAGAAAGTCTGCGCACGCCTTGGTCACCTGCGCACCCTCGGCAATCGCGGCGAGATACGTCGGGTTGATGTCGAAGACGTCTGCGTGGTCGTAGCGTCCCTCCGCGGCCCGGAGAAGGTCTCCGGTTCCAACCGACGGTTCAAGAAGCCGCCGGACGCGGTCTGGGAGATACGTGAGCATCTTCGTAGACACCGCGGGTGGAGTGAAGACATCATAGGACGCCATTGAAGAACCCCCAGAGAAGACCCTGCGGATTCGTTTTCCATGCCCTCGGAAAACGGACGGCCCTGAGACCCCTTCATGGACTCTACCATGGACTGCTGTATCTGTCTCGCTGCAATTGAGGCCACCACAAGCTCGGTGCGGACGGCGTGTGGACACCACTTTCACTTCGGATGCCTCGCGACCTGGTCGAAGACCAAGTCATCCTGCCCGATGTGCCGACAGGCGTTCACGGAGACCGAGACGCCCGATTGGAGTGGACCCGAATCGATGGTGATGTATGAACGGATGGGCAACTGGCAAACGGAGCTGGTCATTCCCTTTGACCGAGATGCGAGTGTGTCCGCTCGGATTCAAGCCATGATGAGTGCGACTCCGGGAGCTGGGCGCAATTTCATGCTCGACAGCCTGATGGGGCGACCTGGGGCGTGGAGGCGAGCCCTTCGCGAGCACCTTCAAGGCCGCATGAACGCCCGTCCGATTGAGGAGGTTCCTCGTGAGGGCCTCGATCCCATCTCTGTCGACTTCATCATGGAGTATGCCATGGTGACGCGCCGGCGAGCCGAAGCGTATCTTCAGTTCTTCGGCGACCCTATTGAGACGGTGATGTGCTTGGCGAGTCCGAGCGAGGACCCGATCCCCAGCTTCCAAGAACGAGATCGTCCTGACTCAGACGAGCCTTATATCTCGCGGTGGACGGGCAATCGCGACCGCACTGGATTCCATTACAGCAATCGCGACGGCTACGACTCTGCGTAAGAACTCCCGAGTGGCATTTACACGCAATCGTGATTAAAGAAACAATGTCGGGGAAGATCGACCCTGCCGGATGGTACAAGACGACCTTGGAGCAACTTAGAAATGCAACCCTCGCGTCCGTGATCTCAGAGGATATCCATAACATCGAGCACTATTACATGTCTCGGCCCTCGGCCCCTGTCGCAGAGGTGATGTATATCTCGACTGTCATCAACAAGAAGCCTGTGTTTCTTCGGGCCTCGAACATGCCGCACACCCAAGACATTTTTACTCGAAAGTTCACGGTGTTCGTTCAGAAACAGTCCACCTCCGAGATTACAATTTCAGCCCACGGGTATGGCGCAGTTCTCCCGTATATGTTCATCGGAGGGGCCCTCGAAGTTCAGTTCCAAGACCCATCGGAGGAGTGGTGTTCCATTCGGTTGGATATTGAGGCTCAGAAGAAGGAGTGTCTCCAGAATTTCATGCTCAATCGTGTCCCGTCCGATGCCGCTCCGCTTGGACTTGGAGCCTGTCCCGTCATTCAGAATACCGCCCTGTGGCCCGATGACATTCTGAAGCTGTTCAAGGAGCGTCAGATTTGTACGGTGGAGACCCATATGAATCCGTCCTGCATGGGGCGATGCGATATCCGAAAGGAGAGGGACTTTTTGGAATTCGCAGAGTCGATTCAGTGCCAGTTCGAAGACATAGTGAACGAGAAGATTCGGATCACGTGCGTATTCGTTGGCGACGATGGTACGGTGGCTCGGTATGCGCTTCCGTACAACTTCTACAAGCACCTCCGTGCACCCACGGCCCCTCTGTATCCGTTCCCGTATTCACCCTATGGCGCACAGCAGCTTGAACTGCGTCGGAATTTTGGCGTCTCCTATGTCGATGAGAAGTCTCTCCACTGTCAGACGCTTATCAATGGCGTTCCGCAGTTCTTTACGGTGGACGAGAAGGGTACCATCGCACTTGTACCGCCGATGCCGGCGTTCAAGCCACGGTTCCAAGTTTGGGTTGGGCGTGCCCCCACCATGGTCCATGAGTATGGAAAGCGTATTTGTGAATCCCCGACCCACCCGATCTACGTCCCGCACGGCGAGGACTATAGTGCCTCGCCCATTGTCAACCTCAACGGCTATCGTATGACAGGTCGTCCGGTTCGGTGTAATATTCAGCTGGTTCGGCATATGGCCTTTGGTGCTCGTACGCGGTCCGGGATTGACGTTCTGGACTCCGATACGAAGCGCGAGTACATCGACTCTCGCCCGCACAAGAATGAGTCCATGTTCAGGACAACTACCGCGCCCAATGTGTTGATCCATGCCCTGAAGCAATTGATTGGAGTGGTAAAGCGGTGTGAGGATGGCGATGAGACATCGGATCCCGAGGACAGGCGCCTTCTCGACTCCCTTCAGAAGGCAGATTCCAAAGTGAAGAATGCAACCATTCGGAAGGCATCGAACGATGGAGTGCTCTACGAAAGCAATTGCGCAGAAGCCCTTCGGTCCGCATTCCCATCATTTGATGTCCTTGAAGGGGATGTTGCGATTCGCCGTACATTCCTCGACACAGATGCCAAGGAGTATACGGGAGTCGATATACTGGTGACAGTTGACTCTGCTAGCGCGATTCTTATCCAATGCAAACGGAAAACCCGGGTGAGCGAAGATGATTATGCTGCGTTCCTCCGTACATTCAACTACGCAGTCTCGAAGAAGCCCTCCATGCTTATTCTCGGGATCTTTGTCGTGCACAAGCAAAAAGTCACGCCCAATGAGAACTTTTGGGAGTTGCAGCATACTCCAGGTGTGTCAATGGTGTGTGCGAACGATACAAATCCGTGCGAGCTTGTCAGCGCAGTGGGAGGACTCGTGAAGCATTTTCTGATCTAAACACTGCTGATGAACTCCCACTGCAAGTAGTCACAAATCTTCTTCCAGATCTGATCGTGGGCGATCAGACGGTCCCGACTTTTCAACAGGGGGAAGTAGACCTTGTACTCATCCAGCTCCAGCAGCTCGAAGAACTTGTAGAGGATGTACGAGTAGCTCAGGAAATTGGTCCGGTCGTCGGGGCAGTACAGCAGAAACGGCGCCTGGATCTCCTGGAACATCGCTCGAATTTTCTCTTCGATCTCCGGCGTGATCGTCGGAGGGGGATTCCCGTTCAGGCGGCTGAGGATATGGGTCCGGTGCTCGTAGTACTTGGACCTCCCGAGCTTTTTCAGGATCTGGCGTATGTCTTCCTCCGAGAGATCGGCAACGTTCGTGATGCGACGCTTGCGAAGCTCGAGAATGACCTCGTTCATCACGTCCTCGGGAATGATGGTGGACTCCTTCGCCTGAAACTGATTGAGGATCTCATTGAGGTGGTTGATCTTCTTATACGCGTAGTTGTTCCGCTCCTTGGGCGGATCGCGGAAACTTGGAAAGTCCGAGACCACCAAGGCATACTCTTCTGAACCACACTTGGGGCAGACGAGAATTCCTTCTGAACTGATTTCCTCACGGGCCACGTTGCACGACAAGCAATGCTCTGTCATCTGCTGGGTCATCTCGGGACCCGACGAGAGCTTCATACGGTGAATGTAGGCATCATACATCTGCTTGCGGGTCGGACCCACGTCTCCGGGAGCGGCATTTGCGAAATACTTGAGGATCGTCGTGGCATCGCGGGGAGAGGCGGCGGCCGGTGCACTGGTCGGGTCCTGCTTCTTGTAGTAATCCAGCAGGATGTCCATATTTTTGAGGTAGTAGTCTTCAACAGGATTCGAGTGCTCAAGATCGAGTTCAAGCTCGCGGGCGGTCGCTTGGAGATGGGTGGCTTCGACAACAGACTCCAAGGAGTTGGAGGCGTAGAGGTCCGAGATCTCCTCGCGAATGCGAGCAAGATCAGTCTGGCGCTCGTCCTGTGTCGACGTCAAGTCGCGCAAGGTTTGAACCACCTCCCGATGCACGGAGTCCAGCGTCCCTGTTGTCTGTCCCCCCGAGGGAGCCTCTCGGATCTTCCGCACGCGAAAGACATCCATTTATGAAGCTCAACACCTGTCCCATGTAGACCTGATTTTGAAACATGCAGGGTCGTTGGCGTTTGACAGCCTCGAGTGTCCCTTCGCCGTCGAGAAAGAATCGAGTGCAGACATAGGTCAGCGCAAGGAAGGCACTGCGATTCATTCCCGCCTGGCAATGGACGTAGACGACACCCCCAGGAGGTGAGCGCAAAAAGGCATGCATTGTGGCTTCGAACTGAGGATACCAGTCTAAAATGTTGTGGTGGGACGTGTCCGACGCAGACAGACAGACGTATCGATCGGGGTGGGCCTGCTGATACCATTCTGGGCTATCCCATGGAAAGGCGCAATTGATGACGTGGGAGATCCCGCGGTCTCGGACGAAGCGTGGAGTGAGAATCGCCCCAGGACCGACGAGGATTCGTGTGTGGAAGTAGGCGGGAGGTTGGCGAAGATAGTCTGGAACCGGAGCCAGCATCTACCTCTTTCTGACATCCTGTCTTTTAATGATCGCACGCAGGAACCCCTCCTCCTGCGACACCACACCAGCCCGACGTGAGCCCTTTGTCGGCGCGACACGGACACGCGCGCTGAGCCCGAATGCGGGTCAGGGCTTCTTCATGGCGAAGCTGTTCAGTCGCCTTCTGGGCTCGAACGCGATTGGCATAGGCCTCCCACCCGCTCTTGGCAATGTACTCCATCTGCCGAAGCGACCACGCATAGGAGGCTCCGCTGTGGCCCTTGTACATCATCCGCGCAGCGATGGCGGAGAGTTCAAAGTCCGACGCGAACATGAATCCATCGGGACCGGGGGTCGACGGCTTCGCCAGATAGTCCCAGAGACCCACCTGCGAGACCGCCTGGTAGGCATCCGCAAGCATTGTGGCATCCGAGATCGAGAATCCAAGGGACGTGAACCGCTCCATTGTGTATAAAAACGGGTGTCTTGAAAGCAAGACGTCCGTTTTTGTATGGACATAGAGGGCTATCTCAATCAAGTCTTCGAAGAAGGACGGCTCGATGACGAGATCCTTCGCATTCAGCATCTGATGATTGGGCT